CATCGAGCCCCGCCGCCTGCGGGGTCTCGGTCTTCGGGCGCGGGTTCAGCGCATAGGAAATCGCCGAAAGCACGAGCCCGAGCACGAGCCGCGCGATGAAGGTCCAGACCATTTGGGTGTTCCTTGGCTGCGCCCAAAAGGACGCTTGGGCGTATTCGCCCGGTCTTGTGGGTGGATGCGTCAGGCGGTAGGCCGCGTCAGACGATGGAACCGCCGCCGAGCGGGTTACGGCCGGGGATCTCGGGAAAGCCGCCGAAGTTCGCGAGGTTGCCGAATTTGGCCGCACAGGTCGCCGCGCGTAGATCGCAGCCGGGTGCGAGATCGACCAGCAGAGGCAATGGCTCGCCGGTCTCTGGGTCAATCTCTGGAGCGCCCAGCGCCGCAGCGATCTCCGGCATTGGGCGCGAAAGTGTCACGAGTGCCCCGGCATGCCCGGTGATGAACCCCAACTGCGGCCCGAACCGCAGCACCCCGCCGCGATACCAGCCGTCGGGCATTTCCGCCGCCTGCACAATCGTGACGGCATTGGCCGCAACGCTGGCCACCACGCCACCCTGCCAGTGCAGCGCAATGTCGAGCCCGCAGCCACGCCCGTAAAGCGCATGGCGGCAGAGTCGCTGATACTTTGCCCGAACCCCGGCCCGGCGCAGCGTGCTGAACACGGACTCGGCTTGCAGGATGATCCGCTGCCCCTCCACCTCGGCGCCGACCACGCGACCCTTCCAATGCGCCACCGTTTCGCCCAGCACCTGCTCATGGCCGCGAAAGATCGTCAGCGTCACGGCTGCGTTGCCCATCGGCGCCAGAAACCGCCGCGCGAAAGGATGCGACAAGGGCCAAGTCAACTCCAGCCGCCCGCGCTCGATCTCGCTGGTCTGCACCACATCGCCATGCGCCACGGCCATAGGCTCCCAAGTGACCTCAGCTCCACCGCTGCCCACGCTGGTCCATGCCGTTGCGCGGCTGGTGAAGCGCCAGATCTGGTCGCCCTCAACGAACTGGTAGAGAAAGTAGGGTCGGCCCTCGGCGGTGGAGGTTTCGATTGCGTTATAGGTCATTGGAGCTTCTCGGGTACGATCGGTAATGCTCGAGGCTCTTCCTGCACGAGGAATCGCCAGAAGAGCGTCGAAAAAGGGAGGCGCACTTGAAGCGCCAATGCAAAGCTCCCACGTGCGAAGCTTCACAGCGGGAATTATCCCGTCAATGAATGGGAGCTCCTTACTTATGAACTTCGAAGATTTCCGCGCTAAGCTGCAGGCCGCCATCTATGCGGGTGGGCTTGGCCCAGAATTCTCATTGCAAGATCTGTTTGGGGGCAGATGGCCCGAGTTGCCAGCCGGAGTTCGAGTGAAACTTGGCGAGTGGTTTAAACAGAATGTCCGAGGGAGCGACAGCTTCGACGGTGAAAACCCCTTTGACGGGATCGAGTTCAGTCAAAAAAAGTCGAACAACCTCTCGGTTTACCGGTTGGTGGCGAACTAGTCCTACCAGCGCACTGCACCGAACGGTCATGGAACTCTGCCGGGCGGCCTGGTATCCACTCCATGGAAGCTGGCCGTACCACCACATGCCCTTAGCAAGCGGCCAGTGCCCGCTTTGCCTGCCAGCATGGCAACCGTCCAAACTCCTCTTCGCGCCGAACCTCACTCCTGCACCTCCACCACCGGCAGGGTCACCTCGCTTGCAACCGGCCCATGCCCGATCTCGATCCGATCCGCATCAGACCGCACCAGCGTCAGGAAATGCACCTTCGTCCCGATGGCCATTGGCTCGCCAAGGTTCGACGAAATCGTCAGCCGATGGTCCAGTCCATCTGCAATGGCGGCGGTAATAGACCGGAACCGCAGCGCCTCGGGCATCTCGAACATGATCCGGCGGCCGATGTATGATGTGAACGGGGCGATCGGCGCGACGCGCATGAGCACCGACCCCGATGTCAGGCCGGCGCGCAGTTGCAGTTCACGGCCCCAGCTTGGGAGCCAGAAGCTGGCCTGCCGCCCGTGCAGCGACCAGAGCCAGCGGCGCATCGCGTGGCGCGCGGTTGGACCTTGGGCCTTGAGCGTGATGCTTTCGCCGCGATCGAACACATCGCGCATCGGTTCCACCACCACCGGCCCGAAGCCGTTGTCGACATATTCGACCGCGCGGCGAAAGCTGGCGGTGAGCGGGCGGCGGGTGAGGCTCGGGTTTGTCTGGACCGGGCGGCCGAGATAGGTTGGCAGCACTGGTGCTGCGAGATCGGGCGCGTCGCGCAGCAGGAAACTGGCGGTGACGATGCCCTCGCCCTGACGGCGGCGGGCGATTTCGACCACCGAGGTCAGCACGCCCGCGCGGACCGGCGCGACAGTAATCCGGCGCGCCGCCACGGACGTGGTGGGCAGCAGCAGGGCCAGGGGCTCTGCCAATATCAGTCGGTCGGCTTGAACGGTCGCGATTTCCACCACCGCTGCTTCGCCACCATCGACACCGATCGCGGCCAATCCTCCGGCGCGGAAATCCGACAGCGTCGTGTCGATCATGATCTCTGTCGCCCCCTGCGTCAGATCGGTGTCCGGTTGCAGCGCCATGTGCCAGAGCGGCACATGCCATTCCCCGGTGAACCCTGCCCGCACCAGTTCCGCCGCCCGCGCCATGCCCAGTGCATCTAGCCGGTGGCGGAACGTGACAATCTCGCGCGGGCGCGGACGGAGCGCGATGCGCTGTTCGCCGGCGCGCGATTGCAGGATGTCGGTGCGCCATTCCAGCACCTCGGTGATTTCCTGCGCTGCCGGAAAGAACCAGAGCGGCGGCGTGTCTTCCACGTCAGGCATTCATCGCACTCCGGTTGCGGCGGATGACGTTCAGGATTGCGCGCTCGCCCGAGGGGGTGGCGAGGTAATCGCCGACCACCGAGGGGTCGAGGACGTTGATGATGCGCGTCGACATGTCGGCGGCCGATGACGGGCTGGCCGCACCGTTCATCTCCACCCCCAAGCGCCCGTCGCGGCCGCGCCGCAGGGGCAGGATCGCCTCTGGCCCAGCCTCGCCCATCAACCCGATCCCGCGCGAGAATGGGAATACCGTGGGCCGGTTGACGACGCCGCCGCGTGCAAACGCGGTGAGTTCCTGGCCACCGGCAAAGACCCCGCCGCGCGCGAAGCCAAAGAGGCTTGCGAGGAACCCACCGCCGCCGCCGCCACTCCCGCCGCCCGAGAAGGCATTGATCAGCGCATTCTCGATCGGCTTGAAGGCCAGATCGATCAGCCGGCTCGCGAGGTTCTGCGCGATCTGCGAGACTGCGCCCGCAAAGCTCTCCCAGGTGAATTCGCCGGATTTGAGCGCATCCTTGATCGGGCCGGTGATGTCTTGCGCCAGCCTTTCGGCAATCTCGCGTGAGCGCTCCTGTGCGGAACGCACCGCCTCTGCCGTGGATTGCCACGCCGTTTTTGCGGTATCGGCGGCCTCGCGCAGCGCACTGCCGGCGGCGCGCCCGGCGCCGCCCGCACGCCCCGCCGCCTCGCCGGTCGCATCGATGGCATTCTCGAGCCCCTCGGCAGCGACGCGCGCGCTGGTCAGCCCGGCTTCGGCCTCTGCCCCGCTTGCCGTGACAGCCTCGCGCAGGGCGGCTATGGACTCGAGCGGCGCGGTTGCGGCCACCACCACACCCGCCATGGTCGCGCGCAGGGCCTCGGCTTCGGCGCGGGCCTCAGTAGCGTATTGGCCCAGCCCGAGGTCCGGCAGTGCAATCGGCTCGGAGGTAAACGCCGCCTGAAACGTCGCGCGGGCCTCTGCACCTGCCTCGGTCGCAGAGCCTGCGAACGGGTTGTCGACCCGGCCGAGTTCGAGATTGCCGATCAGCGAGATGCGGCGCTCCACGCCCAGTGTCTCGAGCCCGGCGTTGATCCCTTCCAGAAACCCGTTGATGCGCTGGCCGACGCCGTTCAGCATCGCCTCGACGCCAGCGATCAGCGCATTGGCCGCCTGGAAGGCGAAATCCCCGATCGTGCCGGGCAGCGCGCCCCAGAGCACCTTGATGGCGTCGAACGCCCCCTGAAAGGTGTTCAGCACGGCATTGCCAAAGGCGATCACGGCGACGAGCGAGGCCTGCAGCGCCTCGGCAATGGCGGCCTTGATCCCGGCCCAGCTGGCCATGATCGAAAGGCCCATGGCAACGGCGCCAAGCTGCATGCGCGCCCAGACTTCGCTGGCAAGATCGCCCAGCAGCGACAGCGCGTTCCCGAACCCGGCCGCGCCGCGCACCAATCGCGCGAACCAGTGGATCAGCTCGCCCGCCGCTATGATCAGCCCGATGAACGGCAGCCGCAAGAGCGCGCCGCGCAGGATGACCAGCGCCATGGCAAGGCCCTGCACCGACACGGCCGCTGCGATCTTGGCCGCTACGAACCGCCCCGCCAGCAGCGCGGCGATGCCGGTCGCATAGGCCGTGAGCCGCCCGAGATTGTCGAATAGCGCCCCGATGGCGATGCCGAGCGGCCCCGTGGTGCGCGCCAGAGCCGCCATGGCATTGGCCACGCTTTCGAGCGCAGGGGCTGCGGCAACCGCCAGCTGGTTCGAGAGCCCGCGCCAGATCAGGCCAAGCCGCGAGATCGCATCGTTGGTGCGCTCGATCTGCGCTGCGTCCTGATCCGACACCACCACGCCAAAGTCCCGCACATCCTGCGTCGCCTGGCGCAGCGTCGCCGTGTCGATCCGCGTGAACATCAGCGCGGCCCGGTCGCTGAAAAGCTGCGAGGCCACCGCCGCGCGCTCGGCATCGGGCACGAACTCGGCCAGCCGGTCCTGAATGAGCGCGATGCGCTGATCGAGCGGCAGCGCCTGCAACTCGGCAGCGGACAAGCGCAGCCGGTCGAGCGCATCCACAGCAGGGCCGGTCCCGGCAGCAGCCTGGCTCAGGCGCCGGGTCAGCTGCATGGTCGCCTGCTCGATCTGGCCCATCGACACACCAGCGAGATCGCCGGCGCGCTCGAGCACCTGAATGCTCTCGACCGTCGTGTCGAGCGAGGCCGCGAGCTTGGCCTGCGCATCGACGGTCTGAAGCCCCGAGCGGATCATCGCCGTGGCCGCCGCCGCAATCGCGGCCGCCGCCGCCACCATCGCCACCCGCGCGCGCCGTGCAAAGGCCGCAAGCCGCGCATTCGCCATTTCCATCTCGCGCGACAACCGGCCAAACCCGCGCGCACCAGCCTCGCCAACCCCCTCCAGCTCGGCCTTCACCTGCCGCCCGCCAGTCGCGGACAGGCGGACGCTGACGCGTTTCTCGGTCATGAGGGTCCTCCCACCTGCGTTTCCATCTGGTCGTTGAGTTTGCGCACCATCACCGCCTCAAGGACGGGCAGGAATTCGGCGGCAGCGCGGCGGTCCACGCCCAGCGCATCCGCCATGGCCAGCGCCGCGCTCATGTCCCAGCCGAGCACGACGCCGGGGACGGCGCGGATCTGCCCGCCGAGCCGCCCTGCCAGATCCCAGACCTGCCAGCCCTCCTGCGTGCGTGGCGCGTTCAGGACTTGCGGGCAGCCTTCGCAGCTTTGCGCACAGGCTGCGCAGTAGTCTTCGCCCCCGCCGTAGACCCAATCGGCGAGGGCGCGGAGACGTTTTTTTCCGCGTCCAGCTCCAGACCCTTCGCGACGTACGCCATTTGGAAGCGCTCAAAGATCGGCCAGATATCAAGAAAGGCGGCGATGCCCTCTGGCGTTACAGGCACCGGCGCGCCGTCAGCGTCACCGACCCCTTCCCAATCGAGGATGGCGCGTGCAGCCAGCGCCTTGCCGAAGATCACGGCGATCTCGTCGTCGCCGGTCCCCTCGGGCAAAGTGCGCACGGACGGATCGCTGCGCGCCGCGACCATGAGCGCGGTGGTCAGCGGCTCGACCCGGACGCGCACGCCAAGGCAAAGGGCAAGCCAGTAGGGCTCGCGGGCGAGGTTTAGGCGCAGCATGATCAATACTCCTCGATGGCGTTGATGAGGGTCACGGTGCACATCCGGCCAAAGATCGCGTCGCGCGCGGCCTGCCAGTCGAAGGTGGCCTGCACGCCTTGGGGCCCGGCGATCTCGATGCGCGGGCGCGGCAGATAGACGGCATGGGCGGTCAGCACCAGGCTTTCGCCCGTGGGCAGCGCGTAGCCGAAACTCAGCGCGCAGGGATCGCCGTTGA